ATGGGTGCAAGTCGTGGCCCTGATTACAAAGATGGCAAACCTACCAGGAAGTTACTGGCACTCCGCAAATGGGGGGCTAGTTCATCTGCTGATGCGAGAGCAAAGGCAAAAAAAATCTCAGAGAGAAACAAAAAGAAGGAGAAGAAAGCATGAAGGGCATGAACTATGGCGGCATGAAGAAAAAGAAAAATGGTAAAAAGATGATGGGTAAGAAAACCATGACCAAGAAAAAACCTATGAAGAGAAAATAAAATGGTAGCACTTACTAAGAGGCAACAAGCCACACTAAAAAAACATTCTGTACATCATACAAAAAAACACATGACAGAGATGCGTAAGCTAATGCGAGCAGGAAAGACGTTTACTCAGGCTCACAGGGCAGCTTCTAAGAAAGTGGGGAAGTAATGCCTTTTAGTAAGTATTCACCTAAACAGAAAAAGCTTGCAAGGGTAGCACCACCCAGAACCAAAATCACAGGTGCAGATTTCAAAAAACTAAAAAAAGTGGACAAGAAAAAGAAGAAAAAGAAATAGCTTGATTGTGTGGACTCCACACATTATTGTAAACTTACTGTAACAACATTGTAAGTGTTTTTGTGGACGTTGTGTGGAGTAAAATTAATAATAATAAGCTAAGTAACTGTAATTATTTAATAAATGATTTAGAGGTTACAAGTTCAAATCTGGTCACCCCGACCAAATCACCTAATTTTCAAACCCTATGTATACTGCCAGTTTTTAAGGCACAGCAAGGGATTGAAACATATCTAACAGATTATTTTACTAATCTACTACAATACCTACTCAATACATTTACAACAGTTTTACAGTAAAAATGTGTGGACTATGTGTGGACTAGGGTCACCAGTTTTTTACTGATACCCCCTTGACATACTAGGCGTTTACGCCTATATATTAATTATTAACGCAAATATTGGAGAATGACGAAATGAATAATAAAGTTAAATATAAAAAAGCATTATGGTTTGGTGGCACAGAAGAAAGTCGCAAAAACGGATTAAGAGTTCATGTTTTTGGTGAGTATAAAAAGAATGGCGAAGAATTGTTGACAGTATGTAAAGACAATCAAACTGCTATTAATTCTCAAATTCGATTTGGAATTAGTAAAAAAGACATTTTATGGATTAAAGGAGAATGACGAATGACACCAACACAAGCAATAAAAGAAATAGATACTGTAATTGAGCAGATCATTTCTAAAACTGAAAAGAACAAAGCTGAGAAGCTTAAAAAAGCCTATGAGATAGTAAAGCAAGACTATCAGGATAAAATTAATCTATCTGTGATTAGAACAGATCACAGCCTTTACCTATAGGAGAATGACGATGGATATTGAAGTAAAATATCAAAAAGCCAAAAAATTATATTATGCTAGAGTTGCAGATGGCAGTCGATATGGTAGACAGGTCTATGGTGCTACTCCTGAAATAATTAAAGAGAAGTTACAAAAATTTTGGAAACCACCAACTAAACAGAATAGAGATGGCATGACTATAGGTGAGGTATTGTCAGGTTTTATTCTGCACATGGAGAAAAGAACTTTAGGCAAGGTTGATGGACAAAAAAGAATTAGGCTGCAAAGTTATGAGAATTACAAATCTTATGACAAAGCTTTGGTTGCACTTACTGTTTTATCTAAGCCTTTAGGTGATTATAAAATACAGCAGATAGATAAAAGCTTTCTTAATGAAATACTTAATTCATTGGAGCAGAAGTACAATAGGCACAGTGCAAAGCACAAGCATGAACTATTTAGCTATTTTAAAAGTGCAATGCTGTGGTTACATAAACAGGACAGAGAACTGTATCCACTTGTTGATCTCAGAGAGATTGTTGTAAAGCTAGATAAGAAAGAAGCTTTTGTTCCTAAAAGACTAGATGCACAGTTAGTCCTTAGAACCATTGATCAGGTATGTATGGAAAAATATGCTATCTTTGCTCATTTATGTGCTAATGGTCTTAGGGCATCTGAGGCTAATGGTTTGAAGCCATCTGACTTTGATCCTACTAATAAAACAGTTCATGTTCAAAGAATAGTAGACAGGTCAAGAAATGTGATTGCTATTGAAACTGGATATGAGATGCCGACAAAGACCAAATCATCTAACAGAAAAGTACCATTAGGATCAGAACTAGCTAATAGAATTAGAAAATTTATTATGTCAAATCCTCACTTAGAATGGTTGTTTCAATCAGATCAGAGATACGATGGCAGACCTATCAAGCAACAGAACCTGACAAAAAGTGGTTTGCACAAGGCTCTTAAGTATCTCAAATCTAAAGGGCAGAATGTAGAATGGAAAGGTGCAATGCATGGTCTTAGACACTACTATGGCTCTTTGTTATTGGCTGAAGCTGCCAAGCTAGGAAGAAACCCAACATGGGTACAGAAGAGGCTAGGGCATAGCAACCTGCAAACAACTCTTTCTATCTACTCACATGACATTGATGAAGATAACCAAGAGTTAAATAATGAGGTTGAAAGACGTCTAAACGGCTAGTCTACAGGCCACAGGTTGCGAGTTGCACCTTCTTTCTTAATCTTGCCGCTCGCAACTAATTTCTTTATTGCATAGCTGAGTCCATTAGGGCTTTTCCCATACCCTTTTTCACCATTAAGATAATCATGTATCTCTCTATGTGTTGGCGGTATCTTGTGCTGTTTTACATAGTCTTTGATAAACTCCAGAGCATGAACTCCCATAAGGGTAACACCTCTGTTTCTGTAGCTTGTTTCTTTATCCTCTCTATCCATTATCTTTATTATATTCTGCATTAAATTTTACCTCTATTCTTCCCTGCAAAGCCTCAACAATTCTTTTCAATGAATTAAATCTTGGCTCTGATAAATTATTTTCTAGCCTGTAAAGGTGCATCTCAGAGACATCTGCACTCATGGCAACTGCCTCTCTTGACCAACCCAGTTCAAGCCTTTGTTTTTTTATTTCTTCACCAATGGTCATTCTTTCTTTTCCAAAGCTGCTTTTATAAACTCCATAGCCTTATGAAACATCTGCTCTTTTGACATCTTAATTTCATATTGCTTACCCTCAACAACCAAAAGCACACAGTCTGCTCTTGGTATAATGAAAGTATGGTGTTTACTATCTGTAGCCTTGCCCACTGTTACCTGGATCAGCAGGATCACCTTGCATGATATTACCTATCTGCTGTGGCCCACCCTGATTATAGTTTTGCTGATGACCGCCCTGTGGTTGCCCTATGCCCTGTTGCATCTCTTCACCTGGCTTAACTCCTTTAGGTAGAATGATTATTTCAGCACTTTTTTCTGGTCTTAAATCTAATGAAATGTTTGGTGCAGTAGGATAACCATATGGGCCAGGTGGAAAAATTGTGCCTAATTTATGAGCAACTAATTTACCATCATTAAATCTTTTATATTCTTTTGTTTTAAAGTCTTTGTAGACTGCGTAAACGTCCATTTGTTGATTTATCATATTGATAATATCCCTTCTTTTGTTCTGAATAAATTTGTGTATAAGTCGTATAAGTCGGCATGGTTTGCAAACTCTCTGATAAGAGCGATATTATTATCATGAAACCTTCCGATCTCCTGTGTTGGGTCACCATATAGGTAACGTAAATCATTAACGGCAACTAAGGCTTTCATCACCTCAACAAAAGAAGCTGTAGCCTTTGCCCTGTTGTCAGGGTTGCCCATATAAATATCAAATGTCTGTGTGGCATTTACAGTCCATTCTTTTAAATCATCTACTGTCTTAATCGTTCCTGCTGCACAAGCTTGTTGCACAACACCAGTAGTGTATATGTTTCTGCTCTCAGCAGGTGTAGTCGGTTTAAATGCCATCATATACTCCCATATATTTGGTGAGGGCCTAAATTTGAACGAGGAAACATGAAACTAGACCCTCATAACTAATTACTTGCGGTAACTGAAACAAGAAACAAAATGTAAACTATAATAATAATTAGCATCCATTTTCTTATTAAAATTACAAATTCAGGTGGGTTATCCATTAAGGTATCCCCATAAATGTTTGACCTGCTGTACAATTTCATCATCAACATTGTTCCAGACATAATGCCCAAAGTTAGGCTCTACATATCTAGTCAATATTTTTGGATCAGCACTGATCTTCAACAGGTTTTGTCTTGCCCTTGCAACCAATCTCATAGTTTCAAATGCCTGTGCCATCGGTTCTGATTGCATCTCTGGGCAGTTAGTATGATCATATATCTGATAGCCTTTGTGGTTTACATATATTATTCTACCTGGCTTATTAGCTGCCCTCGAATACACTGCTGTCTGTCTCAGGTTTGAGTAAGTTGGTTTCTTAGGCAGTGACTGTGTTCTCTCAGAATAACTACCATCAGCTTTAAGAAAAGGTGTAGGCCATTTGGTCTTACATTCTACAATGACATCCTGCTCTACTACATCAACATAGCCACCGACTTTTAAATCAAGACCTTTTGCATCTGTTTTAACAAGCTGTTCAATATCTTCAACTTTCATTCTGCACTCTTTGGCGGCAAGCACTAAATTATTAACAACTGCATCAAAATGCTTGAGACAGAGTTTGTGCTGTTCATGGTCTTTGGCATTAGGTGCATTGAACTTAGTCAGTTCATGTTTCTGTGTTTCGATAGCTTCTTTGAGTGGTGTACCGCCAAGATAATGTTCAAAGGCTCTGTGTGCCTCTCCACCTGCTCTCATTTTACTGTTTGCAGGGTTTATACGCTCTCTGTCTATGCCTGAAAGATACTTGGCTATGAAGTAATCCATAGGACAGTTATCAGGGTCTAGGCGGCTTGGAAACCACATATCAATTACATTACTCATAGTCATTTAATCTTATTGGCATTTACGCCTATAGTAAAGACAAAAAAAAGCATATTAAGGCTTTATCCAATCTACTGGCATAATCCAATTTATGGAGTTAAGGTTTATTAGTTTTTTATGTTTTTCGTGTACAATGGGCATCCTTGCAGTGTAAAATTTTCCATTTTCATCGTTCATTAAAAAACCTAAATATTTTCCATTAGATGCATCGACAATAACTAATGATCCAACATAATCTTGTATAATATTTCTATCATAAATAGGTTCTGGTTTACAGAAAAACACTCTATTTTTAAACATTACATAAGATGATTTAATTCCATAAGCTACAAAATCATTACCTGCGTTTGGAATCATTATTGAACCTGGTGAACCTGGATCAAGAGGTACAATCTGCTGATTGTTGTCAAGAGAAACTAATCCTAAAAACCTCACTTCCTTTACGTCAGGAGTCGCCTCAGCTAGTTGTAGATGGTTTGCTAGATCAGGAAATGTTTTTGTCAGCTTTGTAATAGTTCGCATTGACAGTATATGTTCTGCTCTTGTGGAGATGTCATTTACAAAGCCAGTGAGGGTGCTAGGTGATACACCTGCTTCTGATGCAAACTCAGACAAACTCATACCGTGCGTTTTCGCACAGTTAATAAGTGCATTTTTAATTTGATTACGCTCCACACTATCTTCATAAACTTTTTTTGTATTCATTACAATAACCTTACCAATATGAACCAATATTATACCAATTAATGACTATTTTATTAATAAATTTTACCAATTTACACTAATTTACAATATCGGCTTTAACGCCTACATTTTATTCTTATCGCAATAATTAAGAAAAAATGTCAAACGAATTATTACAAAATCTGATAAAAAAAATTGAGCTTACTTATGGTAGTATCTGGCGTGCTTCACAGGTACTAGATGTTGATTACTCCACTTTGCTCCGATGGCGTAAACAGCAACAAAAACCCAACACAGCTACCCTAGAACGTATCGCAGAGGAGATGAATCGCAATGACAACCAAGATTGAGCAACTTTCATTGGCTGCACAGAAGCGAATCATAGAGCGATTAGATCGCATAGAGAAATGTTTTGCACGTTTGATGGACAATGTTGATGACCTAAAAAATGCAACCAACAGACATGACCAGACTTTGTATGAGTTCCTTGTTAAACCTGCAAGAGATGAAGAAGATGGCAGGTAAGCACAGCAGGAACAAAGGTGCAGCATATGAAAGAGAGATTGTCAATCAGCTTAAAGAACATGGCATAGAAGCTGAGAGAGTACCATTGTCAGGTGCTATGAAGGGTAATTATGGCGGTGATATTAAGCTTGGCCCTGTACTTGGATATATCGGAGAGTGCAAACGCACAAAGAAGAAGCTGACACATATCTACAAGGCACTGGAACAGGACAATGCAGACTTTCTATTTGCCAGAGATGACCTGAAAGAGACTGTAGTTATTGTAAGGATGGAGACTTTACTGACATTGTTTAAGCAGCTTGGATGGTGCAATGAATAAAGACAGAGATGAGATACAGGTAAGGCTTGATAATAATAAATGCCCTAAGTGCCTGGTTGAATTGCTTGATGACAAGAATCAAGAGGTAAGGAAGTGTTGGGCCTGTGGTCTGGTGATATCTACACCAAAGGATAAAGATGAGTAAATTGATAGCAGTACCAATAAATCTTAAAGAGGCTAATGAATTTGTTTTTAATTTTCACAGACATAATAAACCTGTCGTTGGTGCAAAATATTCCATTGGATGTTCAGATGGTGATAGGCTAGTCGGCACAGCTATTGTTGGTAGACCTATTGCAATTAAAAAAGATGATGGTGTTACAGCAGAAGTAACTCGCTGCTGTGTATTAGATGATGCACCAAAAGGTAGTTGCAGTTTTTTATATGCCTGTTGTTGGAGAGCTTGGAGAGCAATGGGTGGACAAAGAATGATTACCTATACACTGCAATCTGAAAGTGGTGCAAGTTTAAGAGGTGCAGGATGGAAAGTTTTGCATGAAGTTGTCATAAATAAGGGTAAGGGATGGACTAACAGACCAGGTAGAGAATGGCAAACTGTTAGTGGACAGCAAAAGTTTTGTTGGGTTGTGCAATGACTGAGACATTTATCAATAAATCTACATTGCAGGAGAACTATTCTACCTTACCTAATAAGCTGATCAATGATGATAAGTTATCTGGTGATGGTCTGGCAGTGCTAGTTTATTTGTTATCAAAGCCATCAGATTGGAAGGTCAATGCACAGAATATTGCAAACAGATTTGGCTATGGCATCAATAAAGTCTATCAGATAATCAAGCAGCTTATTCAATATGGTTATGTCAAGAAAGATGTCATCAGAGATCAGGGTAAGTTCACGCAAATCGTTTACCACGTTTATGATCAACCATTTCACTGTTTACCACAAATGGTTTTGCCAGAAATGGAAAACAGTGAAGCTTACAAAGTAAAGAAAGTACAAAGTAAAGAAGTAACAAATGCCGTAGAACCATCAATATTCGATATTGCTGCTTCTAGGCTCATTAATCATGATGTACCTGATAAGAGAGCCAGAGGTATAGTTGCAATGCTCCTCTCTTCTTTTAAAAACATCTCTGTTGTTAAAGAAAAGGAGAAGCTTTTAAAAGATGCCGTCTTTAAATTGCCTGACACAATTACACAAGCTGACAGAGTTGTGCCTTACCTTACAAAGATGATACAAGCTGTTGATGTTGTTAGCGAGCCTGTACAGAGTTATGGAACTACCACACGTCAAATGAGTGTTAATGAAGTGTTAACAGCAGGGCCTGCATTTCAGGACAAGATTAATAGAGACAGTGACAAGGCTATGCAGGTTGTAGCAATGATAAAAACAAATCAGATACACAGAGATCAGATAAGGTGGTTCAATGGGGCTTGATGAATTATATGACCGATTAGAAGAAATGGTGATGGTATGTCACAGCTTCCCTTCTCCAGTGCGTAAACAGAAACTGTCTTTCTGGCCTGAATATGCCAATGATGCAAACCTTGCTTATGGCTACAATCAAGTAACAGTAAATATAAAACCAACAAATCAAATGATAGATCGCTGTGATGAAGCACTTTTATGGGTGTTGGATATGCCAGAAGAAGACAGGAAAATTATATGGTTAAGAGGTTCTAAACTGTCCTGGAGGAAGATATCTTCATTTTTTTCATGTAATAAAGATACTGCGAAAGCCAAGCACACTCTAGCTTTGGTGAGATTGCAGCATAGATTACAACATATATGTTAGGTTTTTTTATTAGACAAAATCGCCAGAATTAGACACATAATTAATTAAAGTAGAAATAATATGTTTTTTATTTCATTAATCCTCAAGAAAAGTTAAAATTAGACTGGTAGCCTAGTAGATTATTCGTCATTCTCCACTAGGCTACTTTTTTTTTATTATGAGAAATGGACAACTGAAACCAGGTATCAACTGGTTAGAAATTGAAAATAGAATACGATCAGGTGAGAAGCCTTATGTTGTATCAAAAGACTTTGATATTAGCAGACAGGCTATCGAGAAGAGAGCAAGGAAGCTTGGGTGGATACGATCTCAGAAAGCTGTAGAAGTAGCCAAGCATAATGTAAAGGTTGCAAAAGGTGAAATAAAGATTGCAACCAAAGACAGTGCAACCTTAATGACAAAACGTAACCATGTGCAGAGATTTGCGAAGGATACTCCAGAAACAAAGGATGCTATCCTAGAGTTATTAAAGGAAGGCAACCCAAGAATGATAGCGGCTCAATGTGCAGGAGTTTCGTTGGATAGCTTAAATAGATGGGTGAGTGCTGATGATAACTTTGCTTTGTTGGTACGCCAAGCCGAAAGCGAGGCGGCACGTTTTAGGCTGCAAAATATCAAAAAAGCAGGAGATCGTGGCGATTGGAAAGCTGATAGTTGGGTTCTAGAACGTACACACAAAAGTATATTTGGTAATGAAAACAATAAGTTAGGCGCAATGAACCTACAGATAAACATAATGAGGGATACAAGTACAGAACCTGTGACCATTGACTCTGTAACCATTGATAACCCTGAGGTTTCTGAAAGTTAGTCACCACATAGTCACCACATAGCCCCCAGGTCAAGCCCCACAGGGTCGGTGCTGTCGTGACAGCGAACGTGTATATATCACACTCACGCACAAACAAAATATTAGTTACACAGGTTGCATAAAAGAAGGGTTGCAATGGTACAATTTGATCCATCAATGGTTGCACAGATGTTAATGCAACCAGTAGGCAAAGAGTCTTTAGATAACAGCATTGCAGAAGAGAACTTTTTTCAGCCAATAGAAATACCAACACAAGGTATGGTTGCACCACTGGATATGCAGGGTGGCTTCTTTAAAGGCTCTGATACTGACAATCAGGATATGACTGTTGAGCCTGGTATGCTCTTGCCATTTGAAAGAACTGCTGAAGGTAGGTTGCAATTTGCAACCCCTCAACTGGTTGCAGGAATATTGGAGGGGTTGCAGCAGGCAGGTAGCACAATTGATGAAGCTACTATTCCACTAACAAATTTTATCTTTAATAAAAATAGACCAATAAGCAATAAGTTTGTTCCTGTCGATGGCAAGTTAAGTGAACAGGCTATAGATGAGATAACTAATTTAGGTCTGACAATGGGTGGTACAGCTTACACAGGTTCAAGTTTAATACCTGGTCTTGTTCCAGAAGGTTCATTAGGAGTTTTTGCAGGTAGACAAGCAAAGACATTTCCTGATGTAAAATTAAAAGAACAAATGACTGAAAATATTGCAAAGTATAACAGTTTGGCAGGTGAACTCAATGAAGCATCTTTAGAGTTGTCAAAAGGCCGTTTTGCAATGGATGAAAACATTTATCAAGATTTAAAAGCAAGGCAAGCACAATTAGTCAAAGAGGTTGATGATTTTATTGATAGTGGTGCAATTAACGAAAAAAGTTTTTTTAAGGAGTATGATGCC